CACACAATGGTAAATCCGATTTATTTTGATAACAACGACATAGTTGGTTCTAATCCTGGATACTATATCTTTGCTAATTACACGGAATATGAAGGATACGAAGTACAACTACAAAATTGCTTTTGTGTAAAATGTGGAAACTATATACTCGATTACGTACAATCACCAGCATCACCCAATGTTGGTTGTAATTGTTGAGAATATCGATTTTGGAAACTTACCCAAAAAGGGTCACTATCTACAGTGACCCTTTTTTACAGATTTATTTTTTCGAAACCGCGCGACATCGATACAAACTCTTGCTTGGTTTGGAACAGACATCCTGGCTGGATACTCCACTATAATATTTGAAACTCGATACATTGGTGATATCAATAATGAGACCCCAAAAAGCTCCCACAATGAGACCAATGATCACCGATGCGAACAACATACTACCTACAGAACAGCCATTCGATGTACTCCAGTACATATCGGCTAAAATCAACACGGTAAAAAAGACAAAGGTGGTAATGTTTTGCTTTTGTAAATCATTCACCGTAATAAAGTAGGAAAGATAACCTAAAGTATAGCCAAATACAGTCTGACTCAATGGTAACTTGGACAATGGTTGATCTCCTGCACCAATGGTCAAATAGTTACATTTTGCTTTTTTATAGCTACTATCAATACTCATATCCATTTCTTGGCTAGGCAAAATATTACCAATCAGAATGGTGATTACAGTAGCCGCTAACAAACCGACTAAATAAATCACTCCTCGCAATTCTTGATTGAACATTGATTGCAGTGCAAAATAAGATACAATAATAAACGGTGCTAAACGGAAACATAGATAGAGAATATTAATAAGATTGACTTGCATTTTATATATTTCTTAGAAATTTATAGGACCATAATATAATAGAAATCCAAGAAAATTCATCCGACGATGAACAAATCAACCCTCTTTTTGATATTATGGACCGGTATATTCATCGCTATACTTGTCTTTATCTACCAAAGACCAAGCCCCATTTATGAAACCTTCCAAGATGCTGCATCCAAACCCCCGTCCATTCGTTTTCTGACATCGGACGAAACAAGGAATGTTTTGCTAGCTGACAAAGACGACTATTACAAAGGATTCAGCCAATACGATTTGATTGCTCGAAATATCAATACGGTTGAAGAATACAAAGAACAAATCAGAGAGACGCCGGTGGACCCCACCGAAGATCAAAAAACGGTGATCACCCAATACATCAACGAAGTTCATCGACGAGTGTCCACCAATGCATCCATCGATGGATTCAATCTGAAAAAGTTCCGCTCGATTCCCTTGAATATTGGTATTGTATCCGGCAAAACATACGAACACGGTTTGCCCCATACACGCGAAAATGTCATTATTCTATCCATTCCCATTTTAGATACATATTCAACCGAGAAATTGATAGGAACGATGTCCCACGAAATGATGCACATTTATCAGAAAGAGTTTCCGGAAGAAGTCTCCAAATATTTAGATGCTAAACAAATCATCGAAGATAAGACAGCACCAAAAGACCCCCTACGTCGTGCCAATCCAGATCTAAACAATATTGTGTATCGGGATAAAAATGGCGTACCCTACTATGCCAAATATTCCAGTGAACGACCGAAAAATGTGGCCGACGTCATTTTTTCACAAACCAGTAGTCAAAGGGGGGAACACCCCTATGAACAAATGGCGATTGAATTTGAAAAAAATATCATTGCATAACTATCACGAATCTAAAATGCTCAATGCAATTGCATCATTAACGTGACCAATCGAGTGAAACTGTGTTCGTTTAACACCCTCGATTTCCGAATATTTCTTATAAAACTCGTCAAAATCGGTTTGATTGGATGCCGGATATAATATCGTCAAAACACCCGCACGAATGCTTCCTAAAATCTTGGCTTCTAGTCCTCCAATCGCCATTACATTTCCGTGAAGGTCTACCTCTCCCGTGATGGAGACATTGTGTCGAATGGCCAATTGGTTCAACAAACTATAAATCGAAACCGCAATGGCCGTTCCCGCGGAAGGTCCATCCTTGGACACTGCCCCCTCGGGACAATGAATATGAATACCTTGTGATTTTCCGCCCCCCACACCCCCCCCGTATTCTTCAAACAACTCCTTTTGTCTTTTCAAAGGTGTCAATGACCAAGCCAATGTTTTGGCCACATTCATACTCTCCTTCATCACATCTCCTTGCATTCCAGTCAAACGCAGATCCAAGAAGGACGACCCCGGATAAAACATCGTTTCAATGGGAATAATACCTCCCTTGCCCAACGCATTTGCCCACATACCATTGATCATACCAATGGTCGGGGTTGTATGAATCTGTTTTTCTTGTATTTTTTTCACGGTTTTCAAGTACTTTGTTCCTAAATCCGCCTTTTGGATTTGAATGGGCAAATCTACAGGTTCATTCACTGAGCTCGATAACAACATCAGATTGATCTCTCCGTAAATGTCAAACAACAACTCTTTCAGTTTGCGCACACCCGGTTCCATTGTATATTGTTCAATCAAATACTCGACGACATCATCCTCCATTGACACCGTGTTTTGGAACCCCATTTTCGCATTCAGTTCGGGCAAAATGAAATCGCGTACAATGACCAGTTTATCTGTCCACGACAAGTTGTCAAACTTGATTCTGTGAATCCGGTCCAAGAGAATCCGGTCGACTTGTTCCGGATCATTGTAGGAAAAAATGAAGAGAATCTTGGACAGATTGATCGGAATACCGGCAAAATATTTGTCTTGGAATTCGTCGTTTTGGGTCGTATCCGTCAAATGTGTTAGAATCCCAATGATTTCGCGACCCTGTTCCGTTTTACTCACCTTGTCCAACTCGTCAATGTAGATGATCGGATTCATACACTTGCTCTCCATCAGTATGTCCACGATTTTCCCCCAGGTCGAATTGACATAGGTATAATTGTGACCTTCCAAGGTAGATCCATTGCACGATCCACCCATCGCAATAAAGGCAAACGGACGCGAGTTCCCATTCTCATCGCGCAAACACTCTGCCAGTCCTCTCTTGGCCAAGGATGTTTTGCCAATACCCGGAGACCCTTCAAAACCAAAACAATATCCCGATTGTTCCCCCGTGATCCACTGACCTATGATTTTATTGATTTTCGACTTTGCGGTTTGATGTCCAAAAATCGAAGCGTCCAAGAAAGAATGAACGTTTTTCATTTCAGACTGCAACTTTGCGGATTGCGACTGTATTTCGCAAATATTGGAATAGGTTTTCAAACAGGGATGGTTGTTTTGCAAATGGCCCAAGATATGATAGACAATTTCTTCGTTCATATGGGTATCGAGATATTCGATCAATACGGTCTTGGTTTTTAAACCACTATAACTATGATGCAATTGACGTGTACTAATGATATTCGCCAATTCGAGCAGTATTTTTTTGGAAAACGATTTCATATTCTTCCGAACGCTCTCATTCGCCAATTGTCCAAGATTTTCTAAAAAACGTTGACACACAATATTGATTTCATACATTGTATAGTTTTTCTTGGAGGGGGGTACAACGACGCTACCCGTATCAACCGTGTGATCACGCATTTGATGTATGGTTTGCAAAAACAGTTCATTCATATTTTCCATAAAACACAGCAACGGTTCTTTTCGATAAATGTTGAACGGGATCTTGATCAATCCTTCCAAGTACTGCTTGGCCTTTCCGCCGTTTTCATCCGGTTTTCCCTTGATTTCCGAAAGTTTGGCCATCGCCCGACGTTTGATCTTGTCATCCACGCGCATCAACAAGACTCGTTGTTCCAAGGATATTTTGGACTGTAAATCTCCCGATTGAATCGTTTCATTCGTATAAGTCAGCGTTTTGGTCATACACTCTTTGAAATACTGTTTGAGTTTCCACGACAAACTATTGTACAACAAGGTTTGTTCACGATTGTCAATCGATTCGGTGTTATCATTGCTTCCCATTAAATCATACAACATATACGCAATATATTGTATTTCATTGTCGTCGTATACCAACAAATTGGACAACATTTTGCGTTTGGAAGTAATGTCCATATCAAAAAAGTGCTTGATGATTTTGTCAATCGGATTGACTTTCATATACTGTACATCGGTGAATACAGAACCGTATTTTTTCAACAAATCAGCATCACCAAAAACGAACAATTCTTTTAGTGTCAGATTCTCCATCCACCGTTTGCGAACCTCATCGTATTTGTGCTCTATGACTCTGTTTCCAATTCCCGCCACAGTATCCAAATGCAACTCTAGGTATTTTTCAAGATGATCTAAACGGTTTTTGATATACAAGTTATGTTTTGTACCATAAAAGGGAATGTTTTTCACAACGCCTTGGATCAAAATCGATTTCGAATCCACCGGATATTTAATCAAAATCTGTATACCAAACACGGTTTGATGAAAAAACAGACTGGATGAATCAAAACATTCTAAATGATCTTCGGATTCTATATCGAGACTTTCTTCCTTGATCTTGTTCGAACAAGGATGTTTTGCAATAACGGAAGATGATCTTACGAGAGACGAATCTGCGGGTTTGTACCCAATTTGTTTGTATCCGGTCACATATACATATTTTTCGATCAATTCCCATTTGGACTTTTGCAAACTGGTCATCTCATTGTCGATAATGTATTTTCCACCGAACAGGACGTACAATATATCCGTGATTTGTATGGTTCCGTAAATGGACAAGAAGAATGAGAGTTTATCATACATTTTTTGCAATTCATCGATGATCGCATTGCACTGCAAAGTATTGGTCGGATTTTCTTCGTGCACTACATTGTTTAATTCATAAGCATTTTCATATAACTCATTTAATTGATCACATCCAACTTGGACTTCTTTGGAACTCATTATATTGTTGTATTTTGCATATTCAAAGGACAAATGAATGTTTTGGATAATTCCAAACATCCGATGCAATTTTTGTTTGATAAATGTGTTAACATCGGATATTTGTGTGATTTCAGTTTTTAGCGTGGGGGGTGATATATGTTGAGCAGCCGTTTTAATCGATGCTTTCTTTTTCATTTATAACAACCAACCAAATCACAAATAAAGAACGGATATATATAGTACACTTATTTTATCTACAATTATACACAGACACAGAGAGCAAACACAGAAGACACAAAACAACTCGAATAACGAATACCGAAAACCGAATACCGAAAACCGAATACCGAAAACCGAATACCGAATACCGAAAACCGAAAACCGAAAACCGAATACCGAATACCGAATATATATTTATCCACGAAAAGAGATTAAAACTTACGCATTGTAATATATAATATCGGAAATCAGTTTTTGAAAGATGGGAATACCTAGCTATTTTTCGTATATTATTAAAAATTATTCTAATATTATGCGTAATCTGGAGACCTTGTATAATGAAAAGGTACGATTTCATCATCTGTATATGGATTGCAATTCCATCATCTACGATGTTTTTCACCAAATATCAAAAGAAAATCCGCAGCCGAATCTAGAAGAGAGAATCATCGAGGGAGTGATTCAAAAAATCGAAGACTACATTTTCTACATTCATCCATCCATCACCGTATATATTGCATTCGACGGAGTCGCACCTTTTGCTAAAATGGACCAACAACGCACACGTCGTCACAAGACTGTTCTTTTACCGAGTAGCACTACATCATCGACTTGGAGTACTTCGAATATAACTCCTGGAACCCAGTTTATGGAAAAGTT